TAACTGAATTTAATTCTTTATAAATTTTTAAAGCGGAATTTAAGTCGTCTATGTTTTCAGACTCAGCACTAAATAAGTTTTTAAATCTATTTTCTAATAGATTAGACTTATTTGCTAATAATTTACTATAAAGACTATTAAGTTCAGCTAGTTTATTTTCTACTGCTTTTAGATCTTTTTCCGCGTCACCTGTATCTATACCTAACTCTAAAAGTAGTTTTTTATTAATAGCCATTTTATTTACCGCCCATCATTTTCTTTTCAATCAAGCTATCCTGCTTGTTTATTAATTGATAAAGTACAATTACGTCCGCTTTACAAGTAATATTACCATAGTAAAAATCGGTAAGGTGAGACCACATAGTCCCACCTACCAATTTAGAGTAATCAGATATACTTATACCTAGAAAAATTCTAGCTCTTTCTTCCTCTATAGATATATCACTACCAGCATTAACTTTTGATTCCAAAGTCAAACCGCGAACGTCTAAATTATCAATTGTTGCCTTAAACTTCTCGAAAGGAGTCTTGTATAGCGTCCTGTGTTGGTACTGTTAATTGAAGAACAGCGTTTTGAAATCGTTCTATTTCTTCAGTTGAAACTAACTTACTAGCTATATAAAGGTACTTTTTATCATCTTCAGTAGGTACAGAAAAAATTTCTTCTGCTAATTCCTCTAAACTATTTATTTCATCTACTGGAGCAAGTAAATAAAAGTCACCTTCAACACCTCTTGTGTAGATCAACTTCAATAACCTAATTTGTTTAGACATTTCCCATTGTTCTAATTCAACTATATAATTAGGGTCATTATAATTAGGTTCTAAAACAGAGGACTTACCTGCATAAACAACTTCAATTTTAGGTGGAATTGGTTTTCCTTTATTTGAGTTGTTTATCATATTAATTAATAGAGGTGGGATGGGCAATAGATTAACAGTAGTTCCATCATAAAATGTGAAGCTAGGTTTTTCAGTAAATTGCATCATTTTGACCGTTCCTTGTTAATTTTAATTAGTTATGCTTACCAATAGCTAGGTTTACCCCACCACCAACCGAAATAAGGTGGGAGTTAGCTAGGGAAAGAGTTGTAATTGAGGTAATTCCTGTAAAAGCTGTTCCAAACCCCTTAACACTTGGCAAACCATTTTCCCAAGTGTTACCACCATCCTTAGTTCTCAATAGGTACGAGGTTGTAGCATCATTACCTACTAGATAACCAAAACTGGAGTATCCACCACTTGTCTTAGCAAACCGTACACCAGTAATGCTAGTCAAAGCAATAGGTAGAGCTAATGTAGTATAAGTAACACCAGCATCTTGGGTATAATAAATATTACCGTTTGTAGCAGTTAGATACCAAGTATCCTTAGCAACCATACAAACATCAGTAAGAGTTAAACCAGCGGTTGGAGCAGGCGCACTAACCCAAGTAGAACCAAAGTCACTACTCAAAACTATAGCACTAGACGCACCAACCGCTATAATTTGTTGACCGTAACCATCTATTGCACTAAGGTTTTGTGCAGTAACCGAACCTGCCTCTACAACAGAAACACCAGTAGTTGGGTTACTCATCTTATAAATGTAACCACCCTTTGCACAAAGCCAAACATTAGCAACGTCTAAAACATAACCACCAGTTGCTCCCTTACTAGCAACATAACCTGTAGTTACTGCTGTAAAAGCTGTAGTTGCAGAACGAACATTCGCTAAGGTTGACCATAAGTGACTTTCATTAGATGCTGTATCTCTTAAAAGAACAGCGTAATCCCCAACAACTAGAATACTATTAACTACCCCGTCAGTGCTTAATGCAGTAACATTAGTTTGTGTAATAGTACCATTATCCTTATAGTAAACCACTGCGCTAGGTGCTGTAGTAGCTGTGTTTGTAGTGACAGCAAAAATTTCATTATTTCTAAGATCATTAGTTTCTCTTACTACGCTGTCCAAAATGTTTCTAGTAACTACTGTACCAGAAATATCAGTTACAGAAATAGGTCTAACAGGTTCAATATCCCAGAACATTGCTGAACCAGAAAGTACAATCTTTTCTGCGTCGTCGCTTGTCATAGGGTTAAAAGTAGCACCACGTTCAACCTTAGTAATACTGCAATTTTGTAGAACCAAAGCACTGGTATAACTACGGAAATTAGCAGGATGGTCAACCTTATTACCTAGAAGAACATACATAGTAAATCTAGTATTATTAGTGTGTAGATCATCCCAAAGGTCAGCAAGTGCAATATCTACTTGTTGGTCAAACTCTACTGTACCAGTACCTAGAGACTTATCGATTTGGCCAATCTTTACCCAATGCCCTCTTTTAGAGTCACTAGGAACTTCAATAATTTCTGGTTCGTCTCTTTCAGTACCCAAAGCGTTTGTTATACTAATACGTCCCATAAATTGGGCTTGATCTAGTGGGCTTCCAAAAAGTTGAACGAAAATGCGAGCGTCACTACCTTGAGCGACATTAAGACTTTCTGAAGGAAGAGGTTTGTTATAAACAGCCATTTTGTATACCCTTTACTTACTAAAAATTAACGAAAGCAAATAATAACCGTCTTGATTATTATTTTGTTCTAAAAATGTAGAAAAAGTTAATTCAGGATGGTAGGTCAAAAGTGCTTTACGAATTTGACTATTAAGATAGTCTGATAAAACATTATTTTTTTGACTTAAATCTAAACCTTTAATAACATTGTCCATATATTCTCTAAAACTATTATTAGATAATGGATATGCTATTCCTGTAATAGAAAGATTGTCAGAAGTATTGTCAAACAATTCTTCAAAACTAACTATAACTTCTTCTTGTGATTCAGGTTCATTCAATACTTCTATAACCTTACTTTTCATAAATTTTTCTCCTTAAGTTCTTTCCGAAGTTCACTTATAAGAACTTCAGCCTCTAAACGATTTCTTTCACAATCAGATAACTTTTGAATAGCAACATCATATCTATCTTGAAGGTCTTCTTTTATAATTTTAAGATCGTGTATATCTCTTTGAAGTACCTCAACTAAAGTTTCAAGGTTTGCTATTCTTTTATCATCCTCTATTTTACCGTTAACCATTTCAGACATTTCAAGGCGAAGATTTTCATACTTTATCATAAGTTCATTATATGAAGAAGTAAGATTTGTTACCATACCTTGAATAGTATTAGACTCTGTTTTTTTAGTTACTCTATATTGAGCTACACCATAAGATATTTGAGAAATAGAAAAAGATAATAATAAAAAAACAGTAACCTGCCAACCAAATTGATTAACAAATTGCATCAATTGTTCTAACATAAAACCTCTTATTTATAACCATATTTTCTAAGAGATTTTTCTAACCGACTTGGAAAACCTTCAGCTATCAATTCTGACCATCTTCTTGGGGTTATTCCAGAGTGAAGTACCGTTTTAGGAAAGGTTTTACCATACGAATCATCATATCTATTTTTTGATGTTAAATTAGGTCTTTCACCTCTTTGAGGACTATAACTTTTGGAATAATAATCAGTAGAGTAAAACCTTGACTTAGGTATTGCTAATGTCCTAGAATTAGTGGCAGTAATTATGTGCGGTGATGTACCTTTGTCAATCCAATGATACACCTCACTATCAGTATATATTCCATAGGAGTTACCAGATTTAATAACTAAAAAAGAAGGTTTTGTTTTCCAAGACTCTACTGTAAGTCTAAAAGACCTAGCTTCTTTAGTCATAATATCTTTTAATATAACTTCTTCTAAGTCTTTTTGTATGTCCCTTTTTATTAACTTAAAAAGGTTTTCTATATCTCTTTTTTTAGCCATAGAATCCACCCCCTAAGAAATTATTACGATAGGTGTCTACCATACGTTGAACTTCTATGTCAATGTATCTTACACCGTCAACTAAGTTAAAGTCATTGTTATATCTAGTGCTTGTAGTAAAAGCCTGTTGATGATAGCTTAAAGGAATACCAAGTCTAACCCTACGAAGCAAAAGATTTTCAAAAATAGTAAAAATACTAAATTCTGTCTTTGACCTACTAGAAAATGGATAACCTGCTATATAGTTAACTCTAACCTTGTAAGGAGTTCCTGTAATATCTACTTCGGTTCTAGGTTTTATCTTAGACTGTTTTGCATCAATAATAATACCATCTAAAGACTTTGTATAATTAGATGTATCATCGTAACTATATATTACAACAGAATTAGTAGAAGAAACTGTTACTTTATAAATATCTACAGAAGTAACAAAACTTTGCTCAACGTTAGGAACTAATGATTCATCAAAAGTAGACTGTAAACTAGGTTTTACCATTAACCACTTATTAACAGTAAATAAATATGAAGTACCATTATATACAGACCTAACATTAAATATTCTATAACTTTGACTATTGTTTACTGCACCGTCACTTGATCTAAAAAATATTTCTATATATTCATTAGAATTTAATTCGCTTGTAGTAAACGAAAAGTTAGCTATATCGTTTGTATAGGTAACATTAGATGTTCCTAATAAAGTTCTAGTCGTACTTCCTAACTCGGATAAGTAAAGCGAATCATTTAGGTTAAACCCGTCATATATGTCTGATATGTCCTCTACAGCAATCTCTTCATATGACTCAACAGGCATAATATTATAACCTAGCATTTTATTAAAAGCTAAAAGTTCTTTACTTATTAAACCTGAAACTAATTCTCTATCATATTGAGACCATACTTTGGGTACATAATCAATAGATGGGTGGTCTACCTGATTAAAACCATAGGGATTAATAGCATATAATTGTTGGAATCTTTGTAATAACCCATAATTATTAATGGTAGACCACATAATCTTAGTTTCCCGTTAGTAGAGCAGTTGCAGTCATAGAAGGAACTCGATGTTCACCTTGAGCTATATAATAAGCACCAAAGGGAGCATTAGCGGTGTTTGGAGTAACTACTAAACGAACCCAAACATTTCCAGAAGGTATACTTCTAGGTCTAATAGAAACTCTTCCTGTAGTGTTGTCAAAAGTTGCAGGAACAGTAAGGGAGGTAGCATTGGAAGGGTTAAGATACGCATCCGTTGCTCCAGTACCACTACTGTCACTTGCATACTGAATCTTTACAGTAAGGGTGTCAGTAAGAGTTCCAGTGTAAATAAAAAATGCTATATCAGTAAAGTCAGCAACACTAATCCAAGCTGAATTAACAGCAGTACTATGATTATAGGTTGCGTAGGCAATAAGATTAGAAGTATCTAATTGATCGTGTATACGAGGTACTAACATAATTTTCTTAATCCTTTATATAACTCTAGGTAAGCGTAATATTCTTAATAATTTCAAACGACTCTGGATGGGTAACTGCAACATCAAGTCTAATCATAGCTCTTATGCTGGTTTGATCTAACATCCAGTTAACATTTTCATTTGAAGAAAGTTCTATGTTCATTCTCATACCGACAATAATGTCACTCCACTTACCAAAGAACATAGTATATTTATCACTATCTCCACCAGCCATACCCTTAGTAATGATATTACTATCGTTCCACTTATAACCTAACAATGGCGTAGGTGCAGAACCAAGAGCCGCTTGAGAAAGGTTAGGAGTGTCAGTCCAGATATAGTCATTAGCAGGGCTTACCATCTTACGAAGAAGTGCCTTAATACTAGATGGGAAAATCCAAGCAGTAGATTCATCAAGAATAACGTCTCTTGCTTCAATTCTATCTATAGCAGAAAGAAGATCAGTAAACCCAACCGTAGAACCCTTACTAACAATGTTAACACCGCTTGTTCTACCCAAACCTAAAGGTTGCGCCCCACCAATACCGTCAAGAATAGCTCTATCAACGGCAATTGCTAGGTCTCTAACCATTTGTTCACGTACCTTTGTTTCTAGTGCAATACTAGAGTCAGCAAGAGTGTCGTTATTCAAATGAATAACAAAACCATACTTCTTAGCATTTAGTCTTACACTTCCAAACTTCATAGAAGATTCAGGGAGTGTAGTTCCTTCGTCAATCCAAGAACCACTTGTTCCACTAACAACAGTAGGAATAACCATTGAGTTAGTAGACATAGGGTAAAAATTAACTAAAGAACCTGCAAACCCTCCATTAAGAAACAAGGATTTTGGTTGCAAAAGATCAATAATATTATTGCTGTATTCTTCTGGCATTAGGAAACCTACACCAGAGTCCGATTGAGTAAAACCTATTGCCTTAACCGTCTGCAAGTCCTTACTAGCAAATGCCTTCAATGCTAGAAGAAAATCAGACTTACCATTATATTTAAGTGGCGTTGCCATATTAACTACTCCTTTACTTATAACTGGTTCTGTATTCTCAATAATTTTTGGTAAGGACTTTTGAACACCTACATTAGTGTCATACGCCGATTGACTATTAGATTCAATTTCCTCTGTAATAGAAGCCTCTGATGCTTTTCTCATATAATCTTGCATCATTCCCTTATATTCCTGCATCATTTTATTCATTTCTTCCATAGATGCTCTCATATATTCATTGTCTTCCATTACCTTCTTTAGGGTTTCTTGATAGGTTTTTTCGTCCATCATACCCTCCATCATATACCCACCCTTGTTTTCTTCTTCAAGGGGTTTCATCACTTGTTCTGTTTCCATAACAATAATATCTCCAACGGATTTAATGATAGGATTTATAATATTTCTAGGTTCTGCTGGTATATGGGTTAAACTAACAAAAGGTATAGCCCAAGACTCTATGTCTGTTACACCTTTTTCTGGAGAATCGGAACGCTTTACTAAAGACTCTATACTGTCTGTAGAAAAACCTAGTAAACCATCCTCAAGATATTCTTTAACCATACCTAACCATTTAGAATGTTCTTCTCTAACTGTTTCATCAAACCAAGCTAATTTATCCGTAAAATTCTTTGGTAGTCTTTTATATAAATGAAAATAGGCTTTAACACCCTTTTCATCTATCTCAATACCGTCAATTTCACCTGTAACAAATAACTCTGGTTTGTCAAACAGCTCCTTATTCTTTAGATGATGAAAGGTTATCATTTTTGGTTGTATATAATCTAACCAAAAGTTTGTATCTTCGGTAAACCTTTCCTGTACTAGATCATTACCATCAAAACTAATCAAGTAACCTTCATAAAGGTCTTCACTAAAGTCTGCAGACTTTTCAGAGGGTCTCGCCCAATCTAAACAAGCCCAAAAACCAGAGGCAAATGGGTCTTTCTTATCAGAACAATTATGTCTGCTAAGAAAATTTTCTTGTGCTTGATCGTTTGTTCGACGCATAGGCATTTCTTTATCCCCATACGTTACCTTTCTTTCCTGTCCATTATATTTAACATTCCGCTCATATTTTTTTTGAGTGTCGGAAGACCTTCTTCTAGTAGCCTGACAGGTTACTCCATTATATGTATATGTTCTATATTCCATCATATGCCTCTAAATAACATCTACAGCGTAGGTGTAGGGGTGGGGTTAAAAGATCATTAGTGACGATTGCGTTATGATACGGTGAACAAATAAAGCAAACAAGCTCATCTAATTGAGTTTTGAATCTTAAATTTTTATTAAATAATCTTTTTTGTTCTAACATTCCTACTGTTTTTAGAGTAGATATAATATTTTCTATACCTATATCTAGTCTTGAAACTTGAGTAACTTCTGGTAATTTATTTTCTCTTAAAGTATTTGAAAATTCAGACATAGATTGTCTAGTATTTTCAAATGACGTTATTATCATATTAAGCGTTGTTTTGGTTAAACTAGAAACCATCTCAACAATGCTATCTTTAGCTTTTCTTATATAAGAACCTATATCTTCTAATAAACCCTTATCAACTTCAGCAAGAGTATTTGTTATAGGATAAATACCTATATTGTCCCTTAAATACTTTATAAGTTCTATTTGTCTTGGAAGTAAAACTTTATCATAAATATCATCAGTAGATTCATTATTACTGAAATATTCAATAAGTTCTTCTACTAAACCATCAAAGTATATGTTATAAGCTGTATCGGATAACCTCATAATATCATAAGGTGTTTTATTCCAATAATTTATAAAGGACTCTAATTCACTTATTTTAGACTCATCAGTAAAGTCAGTATCTCTAAAATAAGCTATATACCTATCAAATATTGTAGAAATATTACTTGCCTTGTTTCTTAAGTCTAATCTAATAAAATCATTTATTGTCTTAGGTATATAGTTTGACTCAAATTTATTAGATTGCTTTTTTAGAGCCTTACTTTTATATTTCTTTAAGTCAGCAATAATAAGATCAATATAGTCTAAAGACTTAACAGAAAGTAATCTTTTTGCTTCCTTATCATTTTGAGGATTAACTACTTCCCTAGACTGAAGGTCATTTAATAAATTTGTTTGTACGTTAAAGTTAGGGAGTTCAGACTGGGGTAATAATCTTCCGCCTATAAAGTGAAGATCACCCTCTTTAATAGGCTCTAATTGAGCAATTTTCCTAGATTCATTTAGTGTAGAAACACCCTTAATAAATAATTCGGTAGCTCTATCAGTTAATATTTGTCTATCATTTTGAAGAACATCAATACCATACTCATCCGCTGTAATACTAAATTCTTCTTCAAAATGTTCAGAAGATTGCTCTGATATTTGTGATGCTATTATATTAAAAGTTGGTATAATAGTATGGATATAAAAGTTTTTACTAGAGTTATCACTACTAGCTCTATTTTCATAGTCTGCTACACCTAAAAGATCAATAGGAACTCCGAATAATTGACTTATTCTTCTTCCTATAAAAAGATATATTTCATTAGTAGAAATGTCTTTGATACTAGGTGTAATAGGTTGATAACTTAGGTTACTACCTAAAACTGCTACACTATTACGCTTACCTGTCCCTGAATGACTTTCTTTCCAGTTTTGAGCGTATCTTTGGGCATCAGTAGGTCTTATACTTTGATCTGTTGTTAAAATACCTAAAGGAGTACCACCGTTTTCAAAGTAATCATTAATAAACCCTAATAAACTTTGATCTACACCAAATTCATTTAAAGTTTGACCTACTAAACTTAATCCAGTTAAATCATTACTTGGGTTATAATTATGGACATAAATAAGGTCACTTGCGTCCCAGTCAACATTAGTTGTATTAACTCTTTGGGTAAACTTATTTATACCACGATTAGTTGTGATAATCTCCATTGTAGAAGGATTTATTCTTCTAAATCTTAACCCTACACTTGTTTTAACAGGTTCAAGAAAAAATCTACCATAGAGATAATAATCTCTTACAAGTTCTGACCATAATTTATATTGTGAATTACCTAAACTATTTATTACATTTTCTGATACACTTGTGTTATCAAAAGACATAAATTTTTTAGGTAGATTACTTATGGAATTAGATATTAAAGTAACAGCATTGTATATTATACTAGAGGTATAATACATCTTTTCATATTGTTCATCATTCTTACCATAGTTTCCTAAATAGTTTGTTAAACCTAGTAGGAATCCGTTAGAAAAAGATTGAACACCCTCAATCCCTTTTATTGTACCACGATTTAACACATAACTAGGCATATTAGAAAACCCACATCATTTCAGTATTAGATTGTTCTCTTGCAAAATTAGCTAACATTCTAGCAATAACAGTATCATCGTGCCCTTTAGGATTATTAACAGTCCATGTTGTAGCAAGATTAACTACAATAAAAGAACGCATTTCTTTCAATCCTATTACGTCAGGTAAAAAAACAATTTCCCCATTATCCATAGCACTATGTAGTCTTATTGCTAAGTCTTGTTTTCTTTGATTAATCATATAAAAGGATTGTATGTCAGATTTACAACCTTCTTGTTGCATACGTTCCCAAAGTAACTCTATTAAATTCCCTATTGAATTACTTTCTACATAGGCTACAGAAACATTCCAAGCCTTTAATATTTCTATAACATATAGAATAATAGAGTTCCAGTCTAAGTTATTAACTCTATCTAACCAAACTTCTTTATTTGTAACTGTATCAATAACACTTACACAAGTATAATCACCTTTTAAACCCCAATCAATTCCTGCAACATATTTATGACTAGAGTCTGGTTTTGGAGTATTATATCTAGGCGCACAAAATAAGTTTTCAAAATTTCTTACATTTTGAAAGAAACCTGTACCTGTACTTATAAATGCAGTATGTATATTCTCTGGATATTCCTGTTGAAAATTAAGTCTTCCTATTTCTTGAAGTTTATTTCTTCTCCAAAACATTTGTTCATATGTAAGGTTGTTTTCTTCCATTACATACTTTTCTTCTTCTTCTAAGGAGTCAACAAACTCTACTTTTTGATCTATAGACTCAAAATCTGTTTTATATTCAGGCAACTTCCACCACTCATAAAAACAAAGCTCCCAGTTAGAAGGTTTATTTTTAGACTGTAAGTCTAAGGTTTCCTGAACAATGTCATATACAAAACCCTTAGCACCATTTGTTGTAGACTCTACAATAGCAATACCATCATCTTTAGGTAAGGCTTGCATAGCACCAGTTAGTATTTTACCAGCGTCAACAACAAAACAAGCCTCTGTAAAGTGAACAATGTTTAATGTAGAACCCCTACCAGAATGACCTTGACCTGCGGCTGTTAAAAACTTTACTGTACTACCAGTCTCTAAATATTTAAGAAGGTCTCTACTATCCCTAGCAACTTTTGGTATATATTGATGAAAGTTAGGTGGTAAACTAACCATTAATTCTCTAAAACTAATGTAAAGATTTCTTAAGTCTTCTGTTGCTTGAGAGTGATATGTTAAAACAAGGTTATCAGTTTTTCTTGTTATAGACTCTCTAAAAATTAAAGAAGACACCATTGTTGTTACACCCTGTTGTCTTGCTTTAATAATGATTAGTTTTTTATGACCTTTTCTTAACTTTCTAACTATGTCTAGTTGAATAGGGTTGTAGACAAAAGGTATAACATTCTTTTTCTTGTCATAAATTCTAATAAATGCTTTACTAAAGTTTTCTAAGTCTGAAACACGTGGGTCTATAAAGGGGTGACTTAAGTTCAAAGTAGCAGACATTTTAACTACCTATAAGATTAGTGTTTAACAAGTCGTCTAAGGTAGCTGGTGGTTCTGTAGGTTTTTCTTCAGAAGCTATAACTTTAAGATTAGTTTGGTTAGTATATAAACCCTTACCATATCTAGTCAACAATTTTGTAATAGCTTGTATTCTAACACTAGCAGGGTTTTCATCATTATCAACAATGTCTAGTAAAGAGGACTCTAATCCTTCAAGAATCTCCTCTTCTCTATCCCCCAAGACATCCTGTAAACTTGGAAAATTTCCTATATATGCCCTTAAAACCCTTGTACTTATATTTAGTTGTTTTGCTGTTTTAGTTAAAGACTTATTATTAGAAAGTAGAGCATCTTTAATAGTTTCTTCAGAATATAATACTGTATGGTCTGACTTTATTTTCATTTTGTTAACGTTTCATATAATTTTTAAATTTTTGTTGACTTCTTATATAAAATAGTGTATAATTATAAAACAAAAAGAATAATAAGTATTAATAAACAATATACTCTAAATACATTATAACATAAATTTAACGTAAATGTTAAAATATTTATAATTTCTAATAAAACTTTAATAAAGGAACTATAATTAAAATAGGGTTTATTATAATAATACTTATTTTTTTATTATTTATATCTTATAAAATAAGACTTTATATTTTATATTTAAGAAAAAAATACAGAGTCTCTTTAGGGTATACCAATAAAAAAACAAAGGACTATATTTATTTTTTATATGTACCTTTTTTATACATTAAAATAGGTAAATCTACACTACTAGATAGAAGATTACAGAATCATAAAACTTCTTTAGGTAAATTAAGAATACTTGGTATTGTACCAGTTAAAGACTGTTCAAAATCGGAAAGATATATTATAAATACTTTTAATAAACTAGGGGTACAGTCTACTGAACATTATAAAATTAATTTATTTCTAATTACTTTTATATATATAGTTAGGGATAATAAAATTACCAAGTTATATCAAAAAAATTTTTGAATTATTTATAAAAAGAGGTTTGTATGTTTTATGTAGTTTCTACTAACGGTGAGGTTCATAACCTATATGTGTTTAATAGTTTAGAGGAATTTAATTTACATAATCCATTTGTAAAATTTGTTGAAAACCCCACCTATCCTTTAATTAGACTTTGCCACCATTTTCAGGCAAAAGGTGTAGAATCCTTTGATATAATAAATGGTTACAACAAACGTTACTATTGCGGTGATGGAATAAATTGGATTTTGGTTCATATTTAGTATTGACATAGCGGACTTTTTATAATATAATGTCCCTATCGTAAATTTAATTCAACAAAGGAAAGTTTTAATGCCAACAATCAAACTTACCGATAACCTTTCTAATCTAATTCAGGGTGACGCAAATAACATTGACTTTGTTAACCCTAAAGAGGAAGGTAAAGTTTTTTATATGTTAATTGGGAACGTGAACAATTCTGTTCAAGAAGGTGATAGCCCATTTTCTATTGTAAATAACTATTATGAGGGTCAACATAGTTATAGAGTTCTAGTTTGGGCATATGTTGTTCCTCCTATTCAAGGGGTTATTTACCCAGCTTATATTCAGAAGCATATTGGTTCTTTTATTGTTCTAAACCTTCCTAAAGGTCTTGGGTATAAGATTTACAATCAATTTCAAACTTCTATTTCTCCTAATGATTTGGTTGATTATGACCCAATTGTTTTGGATAATGGAATGTCATATCCACCCAATTTGACCATCATTACTACTGATGATCGCAAGCAGTCTACAGCTGAATGGTTAAAAATTAAGAATCCTGAAAACGCTAAAAGAATGTTGTCTGAAATGTATGAAAAACTTCAGGAACGTAGTCTGCAGACAATTGGTGAAGCAGAGGTTGTTTACAATAGAATGAGACATATGCAACACCTCAAGGCAGGGCAAGAAGAAGTAGCGCATAAGTATTTTCCCCTTCCAGAAGAGTCTATTGAAGTAGACAACCCCTTCTAATTTCTTTCATATAAGAGCCAATCTAAATGGTTGGCTCTTATATTTATAAATCAAATAGGACTTAATATGAATCTAAACCCACCATTTAAATATTATGGCTCAAAATATAATATGCTTAAACACATTTTACCTTTAATACCAAAGCATATTATTTATGTTGAACCTTTTTTTGGTTCAGGCGCAGTTTTTTTCTCAAAACCTAGACCTACTATAACTAGGTATTTTGAGGTTATAAACGATTACAATTTAGAAGTTATAAATTTTTTTGAACAACTTAGGGATAATTCAGAAGAATTAATCGAAAAAATTTATTTAACTCCTAATTCTGAATACGAATATAAAAGCAGTAAATTAATTAGTGAACAAGACAGTAAAGTAGAAAAAGCTAGGAAATTTTATGTAAGAGCTATGCAAAGTTTTGCTGGGGATATGTCTGGTGGGTGGTCAAGAAGTAAAACCACAAATCAAACAGCAGTTTATTTAAATCGAGTAGATAAATTAAGACTTTATGTTGAAAGATTGAGGGAAACCACAATAACCTGTAATGATGCCTTAAATGTTATAAAAAATTATGATAGTCCCTATACCTTTTTTTATATAGACCCACCTTATCCTAACAGTTATCAGGGGCACTATAAAGGTTATACAATAGAGGATTATAGACAATTAATAAATACTCTTGAAACATTACAGGGTTCGTTTATTTTATCTAACTATCCACAAATAGAAATAACATATCCCGATACTTGGGTTCAATACCAATTTACACAGGAACTTTTATCGAAAAAAATTACTTCTAATTCAGGGTTAAAAAGACCTAAAAAAATAGAAATGTTGTATTATAAACCTAGAACGGGTGCATTAGAACAAAAAGAACAAAAAATATACGATAGTGGATCATTAGACTGTTTTATAAAAGGTTAATAATGAAATATAGAAATATTAAAAAACCACCTATATCTTGGTATGGTGGCAAGCAAAGAATGTCTAATAATATAATACCTCTTATCCCACCTCATATGGTTTATTGTGAACCATTCGCTGGTGGGTGCGCAGTTTTGTTCAAAAAACCATATCCTAACATTACAAACAATGAACACTACAGAGAGGTTATAAATGATATAGACTCTGACTTGATTAACTTTTTTACTGTATTACGAGATAATGGGGAAGAACTTTGTGAAAAATTAAAATTAACTCTATATAGTGAAGAGGAAAGAAGAAGAGCTAAAAAGTATGAGGGTAGTGACTTAGAAAGAGCAAGACGATTCTACGTCCGAGTTATGACTGGTTTTGGTAGTGTACCTCATGGTGGTTGGAAAAGAAGTGTTAAAGATCAAAATCACACTGAAACTTATTTTGATAAGGTTAATCAACTACCTCAATATATAGAACGTATGAGGCACGTAGCTATTGCTTGCGATGATGCTATTAAAGTTATAGGTCAATTTGATAGTCCTCAAACATTTTTTTATATAGACCCCCCATATATTAATACTGATATGTCAGATTACAAAGGTTATACGGAAAAGGACTACCTAAATCTAATAGAAAGACTAGAGAGTGTAGAAGGTTCGTTTATTTTATCAAATTATCCTCAACCAAATATAAAGTATCCAGATAACTGGGTGGAATATAAATTTAACGCTTTTACTACAGTTGCTGGTAAAAATCATAATGTTGCTAAAAAAGGTACAAGAAGAACTGAAGTCTTGTATTATAAACCAAGAACTGGTATACTACAGGAAAGAGAAAGAAAAGTATTTGAAAGCGGTGTATTAGATTGCTTTACAGGTAAATAAATGATACTAACAGAAAAAACACATAGACTTCGGTTACTTAGTGTACCATCAATACCTATAGATGAATTAATTATTACTTCTGCTAAAGCATCTTTTAATAAGGCAGACGACTATAAGTCTATCTCTGATGATAGAAAATTAAGTTTAATGAAGTATCTGATTAGAAATCATCATACAACTCCTTTTCAACAACCTTATATAACTTTTTTTATTGAAGCACCCTTGTTTACAATCAGACAAATAAGAACGTATCGTTTAGCTGTTCACAATGAAACTAGCTACAGATATACTGATGCTACCAGTGAAGAGTCTATGTTTTACCTTCCTAATATACGTAAGCAAAGTAAGTCTAATAAACAAGGTAGTGATGGTTTACTAGAAGATAATAACTATCAAGAACTTATAAAGAAACATGTTGAAGACTCCTATAAATTATATCAATCTATGATAAATGATGGGGTGGCTAGGGAAGTTGCTAGAATGGTATTGCCAGTTAATATTTATTCTGGTATTGTAACTACAATGTCACTTCATGGTTGGTTGCACTTTTTAGATCAAAGACTAAAAAAAGATGCACAAGATGAAGTAAGACAAGTGGCACTAGACATACAAAAGCATATTTATAAACTAAATATGCCTATTTTTATTGAAGCAATGAGGCAATTAGAAGAAGAAGGAATTGATTTAAAATGGTA